GCACGCGCGAGGAAGAAAAGGGGGGGATAGATAATGCCAAGACACGGACCACCGGGAGACCCACATGGGACTGGAGCAGGATTTAATGTAGCGGAGGCTGATAATACAAGAGTTGGCAACATGAGAATGGATTTATATAATGAGCCTAATGATGTAATACCTTGGACACTAGAAGATAGTTCATACGATAATATGCTTGGCAAGATGTCTGAGAGATATGGAAGTAGTCGGGAAGATATTGAGAATTTAATGAATAGGATAAGTTTTCACGAATCTAAGGACGTCGCGGACCAGCAGCAGGGTGATGGTGGTCCTGGGAGAGGCTTATTCCAATTTGAACAGACTTATCAATATCCAGAAGGCCACGAGTTAGAAGGTCAATATGGGCAAGCTGGTGGAATGACAGCAAGAAATAGGTTGGCTAACTATTATGAAGATATTTTGAAAGAGGAACCTCCTGATTGGCTTACACAAGAGGATATGAATAATCCTAAAGTTGGATTTGATGCCTCTATTTTAACTCCCGATCAACAGAAAATGATGTTCCTTGCGAATACTAGAATGAATAAAGATAAGGGGGCGAATTTTTCTCCAGCGAATATAAAAAATACAGGAGAATGGTGGAGAAAACATCATTGGGCAGGTGCAGAAAAAGATGCACCCGATAGGCTGGCTTCATTCGCAAGGGATATGTCCGAATATGAGAGAGCTATATATGAGAAATCTATCTAATGTACGAAGTAACAATAAATCATAAGGATAAAGGCCTTACTGCTTATAAGATATATAAGAAGGAAGAGTGTGATGACAAAGAAATTAAATACAAATATTGGAAGGACGCATGCGAAGGCGACTATGCACTCTCTGATGATGGATGGTGTGCTGAGGTTATCAAAAGAAAGGAATATCCCAATAATCACAAGCAAACAACAGTTTATATTAGACTCCCATGGGGATATTTTATGTGGAATCCCAAATATCCAACAATTAAGTTTAATGCGGAGGGGCGCATTACGCCTCATACTATCACTGGGAAACCTTATCTTGAAGCCAATAAAAAATCTGAAAAGATGAGAAATCTTGCAATGTGTTATGCACAGACAATGAATAAAGATTTGGCTATTGATTTAGCTCTCGGGAGCTTGACTCGTATGCAACATGGGTCTTGGAAACGTAAAATGAAAACGGAGGTTTTTAGAGATATGGTTAGAGAAGAATTGGCAAAACTCTTAACTAAACATGGAATGACAGAAGATTATACCCTGGAATTGTTAGCCGATACAATAGAAAATGCAAAGGGGAAGAAAGATATTACCAATCTAATGAGAGCGGTAGAAAATCTTCAGGGAATGCATGGAATGAAAGAACGACAAGTTGTAAAAACTACTCATCAACTTGAGGGCACAGTGACTAGGAAGTTATTAGACCAAATTCACGAAGAAGAACAGAAGTTGAAGGCAACAAAAATCACGGAAGGTGAATATGAGCCACAAAAATTATCGGAGACCAGAGAAAAAGAAGAAGTACAAACCGAAGGAAAAAAAGAAGAAGGTTAAATGGATTACGAAGAAAAATACGAGCGATTACAAGTATTAAAGAAGTTTCGTGAAAATATCGGGCTTTTTGGTAAATTATGCTTTTCTTCGGCACTTAAAAAGCAAACACCTGATTTTCATCACGAGATTTATCGTAATTTAAGGAATAAGAAAAAAGGACGAGTTCTTATTGCTGCTCCTCGTGGTACGGCGAAAAGTACTGTATGTTCCCTTATTTTTCCTCTTTGGAAAATTGCATTTAAAGCTCCTGATGAAGAATTATTCATTGTAATTATATCAGAATCGCAAACACAAAGTATTAATTTCTTGAGTAGGATAAAATACCATCTTGATACATCTCGTGTATTCAGGGAAGCATTTGGGGATTTCAGTGCTAATACTGCAAAGAGATGGACTAATAATGATATTATATTGGCAAATGGCTCTCGAGTAGTAGCAGTAGGTACCGGTCAGCGGGTACGTGGATTTATCGAAGGGGATACTCGTCCTAATCTCATTATTGTTGATGACTTTGAATCAGAGCTGAATGCCTTTACTCCAGAGAGTAGGGTAAAAAACCGTAAGTGGATTACAGAGGCTGTTATCCCATCCCTTAGTGATGATGGGAGGCTTATTATGGTTGGCACAGTAATTTCAGAAGATTGTTTCCTTAATTGGGCTAAGGGAAGTCCAGCGTGGGAAACACTTTGGTATAAGATATGGGATGACGATGAAGAAAGTATATGGCCTGAACGATTTCCAAAAACAAGAATTATTAGCATTAAATCAGAGTATGAGTCTGTGGGGAACCTTAATGGATTTTATCAGGAGTATATGAATATAGCACAGAGCCCGGATAATGCACCGTTTAAGCCAGAATACATAAAAATACATTCATATGATTTTGAGAATATTGATGGTCAAAATTGTTTGGTGAAGGAAAGGGGAGATGAAAAAGAAATTAAACCTGTGGACATCTATGCTGGGGTGGACCCTGCTAGTTCTTTATCTATTAGGGCTGACTATTTTGTTATCGCTATCATCGCTGTTGATAGTGATAATAATAAGTATATCGTTGATATATTCCGCCGTAGATTGGACCCTGCGTACCAGCCTGATAAAATTATCGAGTATTTTGAAAAGTATAGTCCCAAGAAAATGAAAATTGAAACTGTGGCATATCAGGAAGCATTGCGTAGTTCCGTAAAGAAACTTATGCTTGAAAAGAATATATATATTCCCGGCCTAGAGGCTGGCGTGAAACCGCGGACAAGGAAATCAGAGAGATTACTTTCTTTGGTTCCAATGTTAGCTAAGGGTGAGTTTTTCTTCAGGCAACAGGATATTACTGCTCAACAAGAATTTTTGTCATACCCGAAAGGGAAACATGATGATATTCTTGATGCAATTTGGACTGCGCTTGAAAAGTATGTCCCATGTAGATTGGAAACATTGGATGGCAAGAAAAAAAGAAGTACTAAAAGAAGAATTCTTGATTGGATGACTGCGTAGGAGAATATTATGACAAAGGTAATGGCTAAATTAATAATAAGGACAATAAAGACGAAATTGCGAGGAAAACCTACTTCAGAGGCTTCTGAAGCATTTAAAAACATTCTAAAATATTATGGTGGAAGAAAGAAAGCATATAGTACTGCACAAAAGACACTTGGTATAGATACTCCTGTTAGATATACACGATTCGCTCCTGGGGAAGGTGCTGAGAACTATCGAGCTATACAGGGAGCTGGTCTTGGTAGAAGAGCATTGGGTAAAGGTACGAAATGGTAAACCCATCAGAGGTAAGGTAATATGGCAAGTAAAAAAATAGTAGACGACGTTCACGAAATCTGGAAAACGTATTCGCTAAAAAGA